CTTTTGCTTCGGCTTCAGCAGCAGCCTTTGCTTGAGCCGCTTCAGCAGCAGCCTCTGCGTCAGCAGCAGCCTTGGCTTCAGCAGCAGCTTTTGCTTCAGCCGCTTTAGTAGCAGCCTCTGCGTCGGCAGCAGCCTTGGCGTCAGCGGCAGCCTTTACTTCAGCAGCAACTTCTTTTAATTTTTGAGGAAGATCAACTGTTGCTTTCTTTGTCAAATCAATACCAATTTCTTTGAGTGATCCAGAAGCTGTCATCATAACATCATCATATGCTTTTTGTATTTGGGATCTTGCATTCTTGCAATTTTCAGTATTGATCTTACCCATAATACCATGCTTATATAACTGATTCCGTAATGCATTCAAAACTGAACCATCATCATTTAATAAACCATTTTCACCCATAACTCCTGGAGAAAAAGATGTATTTTGAAGTCGAACATCGTTTGTACAATCTTTTCCCGGCTCTAATAGTTGAGGACCTGGTGCTGAAGAAATAATAAATACACAAAATGGCAAATCATCTTTCAGATTGAAAAGATTATCATCATCCGTCTTTTGTTTTTTAAACATCAGTTCTAATGGCGTGACTTTTGTAGTTTTATTGAAAGTAGTTAAACGTTCTTTGAATTGTGTAAATCCTCTTTTAGAAATAATTTCTGGTTTAACTACTTGAAAAAATACCCACTGTGATAACCCTGTCAAAAAACGAATACGTAAACCTGGTGAATATAATATTTGCCGCGGTTTTCCAAACAACATGTTTAACACTTGTACCGTGTTATATTCTAATAACGTTGACATTAATGTAGTTGTTATATTTTTGATTTTGAGATCATTTTCTTTATAAATTCCGATCGCCTGTTCTAATTTTTTCTTCATCTTTGAAATTGAAAATATAATATCATTTGCGTTAATTTTACTTGTTGTATTTTTTAATATCTTAGTCCATTCATTTTTATAATTATCTGCATTCACGAATCCTTTATGTTTTCCATCCATATTATAATAATTTGCAGCATCAGGAATAATACGTTCAACTGGAAAATTGGCATTTTTTGCAATTAAATCACATATATTTTTCATTTTTTTTTCTTTCATCTCGACTTCTTGTTGTATTTTACGCAGTTCAGGATTTTTAACTTCATCCAGATTTTCAAATATGGTAGGTTGTTTCATAATTGCGTATACTACATTATTTGTTGCGCGATATAATATGTAGAAGAGAATATCCAAATCGATACTATCATTTTGAAATCCAAATGTAGTTAATTGTGGTTCTGGTTGAATTTGTCTAATCTTAAATATAACGTATTCTCGTTTGAAATTATCAAACTCTGTAGTTGTATTAGAATTAGAGTCATCAATTTTGTTTATTTCTTCATTTACTTCGTTAACGTTGTAAATATTGTCGATGTTACTTCTACTATAAACCATATTTGATCTTATAATTTTTTTTTGATTCAAAATGTAATCATCAAAAACATTTTTTAATGGAAATTTTTTATTAAGTTCGAATATTTGTGTTTTAAACACATTTACAACAGACAATATATTAAGTAAAGATACATTAGATATACTTTCAAAATTATTATCCAAAATCATTTTTATATCTTCATATGTTTTGAATATAGATGCCTTTATAGTATCATTGAAATCATAGGATGATCCCATATTTTCTTTTCGATTGGTTACAAAGTTCAACTGATCGTTGAGGTGTTGTTTTATGTTATTGAATACTATGTTAAAAAATGTGATATATGGTGAAAGAGTATTTTTAAAAAATTCAATAGCATTGGCCCCATTATTATCGTATATTTTTATTAGCTCATTATACTTTTCTGTAATTTCGTCTACAAATTTATCAATTCCATTTGTCGTTGTACCGTCATCAAATATATCAATGAGTTCCATTCTCAACGTTATCAACTCATCCTTAGGAATTTCGCGATTTTGAAGAAAAAATGTACTCGCATTATCATAAAAGATCCATCCAGCATAGTCATTATGCCATTTTTCGATTTGCATCTCAATACTATCGTGTTTTTTTTTATCCAAATCTAACCCAGATGCATTTGACTTTCCAGAAATGGTATGTTTATAAAACAAACTATTATTGTTTCCATATTCTTCAACTACATCAGTAACCAATTTTCGTACACTTACATCTGATTCTTTATCTTTGAAATATTGAATAATTTTCGAGTGATTAATTTTATATCGTGAAGGAACTAATATTTTCAGAGGTTTCATATTTATTGATGTTGACCGATGGTATACCATTTGTTCGTACAACTCTACCTGTAGTTTTGGAAATTCGCCATCCGCAAGTACGAATTTACTAGTATTTATAGGTACATTCCCTTTATTTACGGGGACTTCTTTTAATGTTACACGATCAGCTAGTTCTTTAACATACTGATCTATACTGGAGTCAAGACCTGCTTTTAGACCAGTGATTACAATATACGGCTTACCGTTCTCAATTGGTGTTGAAACACTTGATAATGGTCCTTGGTTATCATCAGTCTGATCGTTTCCTTCTGGTGATTGTGCATTTAATTTTTTATGTATGCCTTCTCGTAAATCTTTTTGTGCTTGTGATACTGCTACTGCGGCTATAGCTATGGAATCGCTACGGATATTTTCTGCGTTTGATATCAATTGTTGTTGATGTATCACCGATGGTACTAATTGCTTTGGAGGTATTGGAGGTATTGGAAGTAATGGTGGTATTGTAGGTGCTGGAGGTGATATCAACACTGGTTGCATACTAATGATAGAATGCGTATAATAACTATATACTCATTCTATTTTCTTTTTGCGTTTATTTCGCACGATTAACTTCATTTTCCACCAACTTTTGCAGGTTGTGACGGTTCAAATGTGTCATCTTTGAACATTTGATGATATTTTACAAGCTCTAAATGGTCAGTTTCTTCCTTTTCTTTCTTCGCTTTCTCCAGTGTATGAAGTGCATTACTGATCTCTAAATCGGACACTTTCTTCTCCGGTCCACTCTTCTCGGGTACCATCGTATGCAAGTCTCTAAACTTAGATGGGATAACACAGTACTTGCTATCAACATTCATAAGATGATCTACAACAATCGCAAAACATGCAGTAATCACAAGAGCGTAATAAATACTTCGCGTACCCATCCAACTTACCGCAAATACAAGAACTTCTTTGCTCATCAAGTATTTAATCCATGACTCCGTCGACGAGTTCAAATCAAGGTTAATATATCTTGCACCAATATTCAACACAAGCATAACGAAACCGGCAAAAAATGTGCTTGTATTCAAGTTATGAAAAAAGTTATGCATTGTTGTCAGAACACGAGAATTCATGATGTTATTTGCGGGTGCCTGAAGAGTGAAAAAGTTAGTTTTGCTAGAAAATAAGTCAGTAAATGATTTCAAAGTGATTGGCGGGATTAATGGTGATGATGCGATAGAACCAGGAGCGCCTCCAACTTGTTTTGGCGGTTGCTGTCCAGCCACGTTTCCAGGTGCTGCTGGCGCGGGTGCAGGACCAGGTGTCGCCACTGGAACTTTTATTTTTGGTGACGACGACGACGACGACGATGCCCGATTACGAAAACTGCGATTTTTTTTTGCCATTCTTATACAATTATTAGGATCAAAATAATATTAGAGAACTACTATTATTATGATAGATTATTTATAAACTGTCATTTCAGCGTTTCAAAACCGTCCTCGAAACGCATTTCGAAGCTTACGCATTCCTTGACGCGCTCCTTTCTTGAATTTCTCTCGTATCTTGAATCCTTCTTGATCCACTGGGTTATCAAGTTGTTCCTCAATACTTGTTGGTGCCATAACTGAGTCTTGCATTTTCCACTTACTAAATATCTCCTCAAACATATTTTTAACATATTTCAGTTTTCGCTGGAATTCACTCTGATTTGGATCATCCTCGTCGTCAGATTCATTATCAGTTTCGTCATCGCTATCATACATATCGCGTAAATCATACCCACCAGCCTTTCCACGATATGGGTTTGTACCATCTTTTACATAAGGTCGATTTGTTTTTTCAGAAACGTCCAAGTAAGTATGACTTTGTTTGTGTGAATTACCTGCACCAGACGCACCAACTACTTCTTTTGATGATTCGCGTGGTGAAATTACGGTAGCTTTTTTTGGTTTGTTGGATCCTTTCTCGTCACTTGGTCCGTCTCTATACGCGCCAAATGCAGACGTAATGAGAAGGATAGTTGCCATCAATAATAAAATTCCAATCGTTCGTGGTTTCATGACGTTATTTATATTGTTACTATATCTATTATACTATAGTAATATTTTATGTATCAATCATAACGTTTATCACTTCTTGCCTTATCGAAATAATAAGTGATTCCGTAAAAGTATCTTTTTTCGTCGTTTGTATTATAAGAGTCATCCTCTAGAGGAATACGAAATAAATTATTATCACCTGAGATAGGTGCTCGTTCTGTAGTGGTTACCGGTATTGGTTCCAAAGTAGTAAGTGGTGGTACTACATCTAATTTTTCATATATTTTTGCGTAATTTTGCTCAAATACAATAATCGAGTTACACTGCTTTATCACTGCTAAATATGCAATCATTCGTCTCAATTCTTTTACTATATTTTCATTCACGCGAATCGTATGAAGTTTACTTGCATCATTTTTGGTCTCTTCTCTCATTCTGGCTAATATTTCATCAATTCGTTTACGAAACCCAAATGCTTTTCCGTAAATATCATTCGCACGTTTTCGAATTGCAATATCTTTATAAATTCCATCAGTACGATCATTTGTATTTTTCATTAATGCCGCATATGTAGCATCACTTGCGTTATCTCCTTTCGCTCCAGCATTTAACTTTTGAATATTTTCTAGTTTCGTTGCATTTGTATTTCCTTGAATAATTGACACATATGCTATATCGTTTACTTGTTCATCTTTTGCGTTTTTATCCGATAAAGTAACTTGTTTACTATAATCTTTTGTAATATCAGACTCGGTGTTCATTAATAATGTGACATTAAATCGTGAAAAACATTTGTCAATATCAATTACATCTTTGATGATATTTGCATACAATTCTTTTTTAAACGCTCTAAAATCAAATCGTTTCACTGGTTCAAACACACAGTCATTCATATAGGTAAGGCGTTTCACTGGGTCACCGGTTGTATCATTTGCAGTCCAATTTCTAGGAAAATCATATACAGAATTTATTTTTGCAGTACGCGAATCGCCAATCAATTCATTATCACCAAACATGGTAATCGCCCCTGCTCCACTTCCAATCGAACATTGTTTACTACTGAAGTATTTTTCAGTAAACTCGCGACTATCTTCTTCGATAAACTTGTTTGATCGATGATAATCGACACCAGTATCGTCTCCTTTAATAATCTTAGGGAGACCAAGTGAAAATCCTTCACGTGTCAATGAAACTCCTGTTGTCAATTCATCTTTATCTACTTCACGACGATACTTCGACGACGACGACGACGACGACGACGAATCTGTCTCGTTGAATTTGAATAAGTCCTTTATTCCACTTGTTCCGTTATCATTATTTAATAGGAATTCGGCAGACACAACAACAATACATAACAATACAAATAATATATACTGTTGATAGACTAATAATGATACTAAACCAACAATAATTAATACTTTTACGATAGAATATGTAGTTGATGTATCTAAAACGTTATGGTAAAACCATGTGATAATATAATTTAAATAATAAGTAAGTTCCATTATACCGATATTATATAATACTACTGTTAGTACTAGTATTATAATAGATATAAATCAATACATTTACACGATCATATCGACACGTTTAGATGTATTGATTTATGGTTAGCATTGTGGTATTACTTGCGCTTACCCTTACCCTTGCCAGTTGCTCCTTCAATTAAATCGGTGAAAGACTCTTGTTCACCTTCATAACCTTCTTTTGAGTCGCAGTGTTCACCCTGGCATAATCCTTCGGTATACTGCTGGTCATACCCTTCTGTATACTGTTGATCGAACCCTTCGGTGTACTGTTGATCGTATCCCTCGGTGTACTGCTGGTCATATCCTTCGGTGTACTGTTGATCGAACCCTTCCCCTTGCTGTTCTTCAAGACCTTCTTTTTCTTGTTCTTCCAAACCCTCTTTTTCTTGTTCGTTAAAAGCTTCTTCGCCTTCAAATCCTTCAAAGCCATAATAACCGCTCATGGTTGCAACAATCGCAACAAATACAACCGCCAACAATCCTGCTGCAGTATGTTTCAATGAAAGGAAGACAATCGCTGCAACAAAGATAAGTTTGCCTAAAACGTTATTGTATAAAAACCCAAGAAGATTGGGTTTAAGGATCATAACTACGATCACTACCAATAAAACACCTAAAGTGAGTCCTTGATCTAATTTCACCATTTTCGTCTTATATACATAACAAATATATTTTTCGTATATAACCAGGATAATCTTCACGAATTAAAATCTCATTTTTTTATAGGAGAAATGACATCTTTAGGTTTTTCGGAATATACCGAAAGTAATGATAATAATAACAATAAAAACTCAAAGATTTACAATCGCCGAAATGGAACCAACAATGGAAACCGAACCCTAAAGATTCCGAGAAATACGGATACTGTACCTGAAAAAGGATTACTACAATCTCCCAATGGTGCAATTTCAAGTATTTCAAACGATAGTGGTAAAGGCGATGGTGTAATTCAAGAAGCCGGTAAAAAAATAAAGCAGATCAAAGATTATATTGAAAATATTCATCGCAAAGGTGGCGAAGATAGCGATGATGATGAAAGTGAAAACCTTTTACCATCCTATCCAGCTCAGGGAATGGGTGTATATTCGACAAATGTCTCCCATTCTGGAATTGTTCGGGGTGTATCTAGCAATACACCTTCAGGAGGAGTACGAAAAACAACCCAAATGAATTCCCTAAATCCAGGCACATCGTATTCCTCGACACTATTAGAAGGAATGAACCCATCGACTGATGCATATGCCGGCGCCGCGTCATCGCCATACTTCGAAAAAATAACAGGAATCCCAGGTGCGCCCAAGAAAGATGCTGCAAAACCGAAGACAGATTCATTTAGCGGAACCGATAACAAAACAAGCACATATGCTTCACAATATTACGAACAATTCGTGCCTTATGCAGAGTCACTCGCAGGACAACTTGCAAATGGAGGAAGTACAAGTGGAGGTTCGACTGTATCGGGTACGAATGCAGCTCTTATTGAAAAGTTGAATTACATTATTCATATGTTAGAAGAGAAGAAGGATGAAAAAACAGGTCATGTCATAGAAGAACTTGTATTATATTGCTTTTTAGGCGTGTTTATTATTTTCATTGTTGATACATTCACACGCGGAGCAACTGCTGGCGTGGCAAGAGGTGGTGCGGGAGGATTTAGTATGTTTGGTGGTCGTAGACTTGCACAAACCGGAATGTATCGTCGCTAAATAATACATACATCCTTACACATAATTTCCTGGTGTATAATGGCATTATATAGAATGTAATACCATTTATAAGACGATACCATTTTCCATGACGAAAGTTCGGTTACGTTGATTATATCTACTATGATATGGTTATGTGCAAGAGTGTCAATACTAACATATGTATTATTCGTTGTCCTGTTAGACTGTGTCATGTCATAAACAGATGCCATAAATCCTCGCACAAATAGATCATTTTCACACAATGTTTTATCACGAATCGACGACTTCAAAAGAATTATATCTTCACTTGATAATTCACTAGTATTTTTGCCATCGCTACCGTGAATTTCATCATTCGTCGTCGTAGTGTTTTTTATACGTCGTCCCATAATGTCATATTTTGGTATCATAACCGGCGGCAAATATTTTACTACTGCAGTAGATGTTCGAGAGATATAATCATGAAGTGCAGATATTCGATTCCCGCGTGTTTTTTTACTTTGTGGTCTTGGTTTTGCATTCAATGGTGTAACAGGCTTGACTTTCATCCATGACGACTCAAAAATATACACTGCAACAACTCGTATATTGTTTAATAAGAGCATGTATATCTGGTATATTCCGCCTTGCACGAGAGATTGCAGTTGTGTCAATTCATTCCATATACAACACCGGAAATCTCTCGAACATTCATTTACGAACGAATAAAAAAGCGCGAAGTTTGCAGATGAAACACGGATCACTGACATTCCATCATCCAGGTTGCGCGATGTTTCACTCGACATTCCACTCGTATTCATGAAGGTATATGTATTTATTGTCGTAAATGGGATAACAAACCACGGAATTTCATTATATCTGTATAATGTCTGCTCTCCTGCAATCTCTCGAAACTTCTGAATATATTCGGTTGTTTCGATGAGTTCGAGAGATTCACGTTCAAGCGTGACGTATTTTGTCCATGCCAGATGTTCGCATACATAAATGGATACGGATCGTAGTGGTTCTGATTTTGTTACACTGAATGATAGCATAATTCGTGGTGTGAGAATAGATACACCTTTGATGTTATTTGACCTTTGTTTATTTGAACAAATACCGATAAAAACAGAGAGACCATGCGTTCCTTGCGAGAGAATGTATTCTAGTTTGTCCTGAGATATACTCATGAAGTCCCCGTGTTTCGGCAAACAAGTCCGTCTTCCAGGTACTTCGAGTTCATTCTCTCGACGTGATAAAAATGAAGCGATCTCTTGATACGGTGCATCCTCGATGGAAAAACCACGATTTCCGTAAACAGTTACGTTATCATGATTTACATGATGCACAAACGAATAAATTACTGCATTGTTATAACGTTCACCGAGAGATAATGGATTCATAATACTCGTCTGCCAATTACCCTGACCTCGTCCTTCTTTATACCATCGTCGTAGTGTGAAACAAAATGTGATCGGTTGACTATACCAAAATAAGTAATTGAATTTTAATATACATACGCACGTGATAAACGAGACACACACAATAAGGATAATATAATGAAAAAAGAATGGTGGGCATTCCATGACTTCATTATATTATAACTACAAAAAGCGCACCTATCCTGTTACGCAACCTTTTTCAGTATATACAAATACTGGTACTCATTGAGAACATGAACTAAATCAACTTGTCCAGTGACGGTAAACCCAACCTCTTTTGCAATTTCAAGCATCTCTCGGTTTGTTGGCATGTAATAGGTATGAATATTCTCTCGAACTTTCCCCGTTTTATCGTCGACGATCTTTTCAACAAACTTGCCGACATTCTTTTCCTTGGTGGTTTTCTTTGCGTCAGTCTTTCCCTTGGTCGGAGGTGGAGATATAAAGTCAGACTTATATTGAAAACTACGAAACTTCACGAGAGAATTGGTAATCCTTTCTTTGGCGTAGGTTTGAGGGGAAACCAAGAATAGAGGTTTTCCTCCAGGTACGACCGGGTCAAAATGATTACGGTCTACAAGATGAAGAATAAGATATCCCTCTGGTTTGAGCCATTTATAACAGTTACGAAAGAATGCGCGCTTGTCTTTGACATAATACACTGTAAAATAGAAGCATGTAAGTACATTGAATTCTTCATCACTAAATAACATAGGTTTCATGAAATCGCCTTTCACAAACTTACATGACGGATATAGATCTCTTGCATTTTTAAGCATTGCATCTGATTTATCGCATCCAATCACTGATGTAACGCCTTTATGCTTCAAAAGATCGACGTGATGTCCTCTACCGCATCCAAGGTCACACACTTTGAATTTTTTGACTTCTTCTTCAGTACCCTTTAATGCATCCGTAATATGAATGATTTCATCTACTTCTGCTTGTATCTTATTCGGCTGAATGAAGAGCTCATCATAAATATCTGCATAAAAACTGTCGTAGATTTCATCGTTTTCAAATACCTTGTATTTGTCTCGTTGTTCAAAACCCTCTGCATGTATAGAAAAGTCGCGCTTAATGAAACATAGAATCATGATTAAGATCAACATCACTGTTAGAATTTCCCATCGTGTGAACGATCGAACATAATTTGAAAATGACGTAAAAAATGGCATGAATTCGTGATCTGTGCTTACTTCTACTTCTACTTCTACTTCTACTTCTACTTCTACTTCTACTTCTACTTCTACTTCTACTAGTATTTGATTATAAAATATTTCTTATCGTTAATCTCACGCGAAAAAAAACCCAAGAAATAATAACTAACAACTGTAGATCAGATCGAATGTCTGAACCATATGAAATCAACGATATTCGAAGTGAAAGTGACTTTCGAGGTATCACCTTTTCATCCTATAAAAAGACAGATGTACGAAAAGAATTACTGAACAGTTTGTCGAGTTCTAAAATCGAACCAGCTTGTTACTGGAGTGCAGAACTTGTTTGTTCTGGACATTACCTCGAGTTATGGGATATTATTATTACATTTGTAAGTAAATACATTCATTTAGCCAATCCTAAACTACCACTTTATATCGAAATGCGATATGAGAGTTTCAAATCAATTATATCAAATGGATACGCTGGAAATGAACTTCGTTTGCGAAATCATCCAAAAATGCGATCACTTTTTGCAGAAATCGTTTGTGTTCTTGCAAACTCGAAACGTCAACACAAGTACGATAGTGTAAAAATCAAGAAGAAAGAAGAATATGATATTGCGACAATGTCGCAACGATTAAAAGCACCACGTGTGGATTATGCACAAGAGTTCTTTAGAGAACGAGATCCCAAAGAAATATTTATCGCTGTAAATGAGTTTGCATATCATATCTCTCGTGATTCAAAAAATACATTATTGGCGTGTTACTGGTTAGAATGGATTGTAGAATTTGAGACAATTTGCAAAGCAAAAAAAGAGACGTGTCGGTGCGAGCGTCGTTCTCATATTCCAGTGGATGATAAACTCCAGTTTGACCCAATTTGGATGTTGTGGGATATTATTATTGCACGAAGCGGTAATACGAATGATTATTCACCACTTACACAAAAAATCGTGAATAGTCTATTACGGTTATATTGTGTGAGGTTCACACCAGGTGTACGTAAGAAACGGCGTTACCTTATTTATTTTGCAATATCACTTCTTACAACAGAATATGATAGTAAAATCGAAATGATCAATGACCGGTTGGTCATCGAAACTGCAGTTGATAATATTAACGCTATTTACAAACAAATCAAACAACATGAAATAAGTCCGGATACAGATTACCTATTTTCATCTGCAGGATATAAAGGCGACAAGAATGGTGATTTAGAACGTACGATAAAACGACTAGAGGCATTGAATTCGATGAATACAGTAGTACGGAAGACGAATGATGGTAACGGTGAATCGAGCACAAATTCTACAAATCCGACACAACAAGCTCCGCGAAAATATAGTCCATATGAATAATGTATAGTATATATAGTATACAATGTCACTTCCGACTTTTAAATTTACAAATATTGGAATACCTACAGGTAATGAACGTATGAATAGTGGAATGTCTTCTAGCTCAAAAATGGATAAGGCCGGTATATTATCAAGTATCACTGAAAAAGCGCAAGACACATTTAAAGATGTGAAAATGCCGGATCTTTCACTTGACACTAGCACAAGAAGCGCAGACGGTGACGCTGATTCGGGTTCAAGCGATTTATTCTCCTTTACTGGATTAGTAAAAATAATACTAGTTATTGTGATTGTATGGTTTATGTGGAGTAGTTTATCAAAAAATGACGACTTTTATTTAGGGATGGGTCAGGTTGGTCACAATCTACAAAACTTCTTTAAGACAATGGAAAAGAGAGGTCGCGAAGTGGTTTCTCGTATAACAAACCAACCGATTCCGAAGAATATTGATAGTAGTGACAGTGACAGTAGCAGCGACAGCGACAGCGATAACGAAAGTAAAGTACGTAATCCTGTAAAGATACAAAAACGATTACGTAAAAGAGAACAGAAACGTATTACACCAGTAGCACCAGTAGCTCCACCACCGGTGGCTCGAATTGGACCAAATCCAGCTGCTCATCGACCACCAATCCCGCCAGAAATGACGAATAGCTCCAAGAAACCGAGAGGGTTTATTCGCGATGGCTCGAAATACGCATTTTTAGATAAAGCAAATCGAAATTATACAGGACCTTCACCAAGACCCGATGATACGACAAGTGTTACGCAAAAACAACAACCAGGTAAAGCTGGGTATTGCTACATAGGAGAAGATCGTGGATTCAGAAGTTGCGTCAAAATAGAAGCGGGCGATAAATGTATGTCGGGTCAAGTATTTAAACGACACGATATATGTGTAAATCCTACACTAAGGGAGTAAATGCATCATCATTAGGAAGATGAATATTTGATCTCTGGTGTATACGCAAATGTATCGCTAGTTTGCTCTTCGTTAGTTACACTGAAAACTAATGTAATTGAAACAGTGTAAGCAGTTCCAACAACGATAATTTCACGGCCAGCTTGAATCGCTGGAATACGAATTTTGTGTTCGCCTGTTCCCGCGATTTCTTGATTGAATATATTTAGATTGGTTTGAAATGGTGCATTCAAACCATTTACTTTTACAGTCGATATTTTATTTGTATCTACCCATGCAGTATTAATTGTAAATGTCATTTCTGCATAATCTAATCCTGCTGCAGTATAATTACCGATAATATTCACTATAATCGCCTTGGTTGTAGTAGGTTTAACAATAACATCGGCTTTAGTGGTTTCGTTACTTGTTAAATAACCGTTATATGCTTGTATTACAACGGAATACGTACCTGTTATCAAGTCGTTTTGGCCAAAACGACCAATATCAGAACTAAATGAAGTTCGCGTATCTGTGCTTGTAACATTATAAAGTACAGTAAGAGGCTGAAGAGGTAAAGGCGGTGTAAGTGTGATATAATAAATTGTAATCGGACTCCCCCCTGTATCCGGTTTTTCCCAAACAATATTAATATAGTTTCTTGAAATGTCTGTAATTACCGGTGGGAGTAATCCATATTTTGATGTTAAAACAACATTCATCGGAACACTTGGTTTCATCAATGTTCGTGCCGTTAAAATCGCAGATTCAGGACCAGTACCAATTTGATTGATTGGTTCTATTTTGATATCATACTTATTTTCATTATCAAGGTTGCGCAAAATATACCGACGTTGTTGTGAACCAGGAGTCTCAATAATTACGTTACTCAGATCGAGAAGTTCAGTTGTCCATGTCAACGTTGGTACTTTACGATAATATAAATTGTATTGACGAATTGGTGGACCATTAAACGCATTACTTGCGTTACCTGTATTTACTGGATCTGACCACTTCAAATCAACCATCAGGTTTTGTCGTTCATCCGCTGTGTTTGTAAACGCAAAGTCGTTAATAATAGACGGTGTTGCAGATGTTTTTATTGTAATAGTGGCAGGAACACTTGATAAACCACGTTCGTTACCGGAAAATACGGAGATGTAATAAACAGTATTGGTTTTAATTTCTACTGCATTCGGTATTCGTTCAAATACAATGGTATTTCCATTGATTTCGCCAGATATTGGGTTGTAGGTTGCAGCGGCGACATCGGCTGGTTTCACTGGAAATACACTTTTGTAAGGTGACCAGGTTTTATTGTCTTGTGAGTATGTGATCACATATCCGACAATAGGAAGACCGCCATTTGAATCTGGTGCATCCCATACTAGCGTAATACGGTTATTGATTCTGTCGTATTCTTGAATTTTTAAGTTTGTCGGCTCTGTTAAAATTGTCTTTGTTATATTTGTAGGAACCTGACGACCAGCTTGGTATTGATAGGTTCGTTTGTAATTATACAGGTTAATTGATGCATCATAACACAAAAGTCGTTCTGGCCCAGGAACTCCACATGCACTCGTCAGGCCACAAAGTACTCTATTATTCGCAGACGTAGGCGGACAGAATAATGTAGTTACGTTTCCGACAGTTTGACTTCGATAGTTTCTTTCATTCCCGATTTTTCGAACGAGCTCACCACGAGATGCTTTTGCGTACTTTTGACTTTTAGTGAGTCCGCCAACGTTCTTGTTATATTTGAGAATTTCTGCCTTTCTACGCATATCATATACTTCATCGACATCACTAGCGCTTAGTTGAATACCGGTATTACTATCGATTAAGTCAGAAGATCTACATTCTGGTTTGAATCGAGTCCAAAAATCACGATTGTATGGATTCGTATAAAATAGGTTGACGTTACAGTTGATAATTGGCGGAGAAATGTTGAAGATATTCACATTGAAAACTACGGATTTTGTGTTGAAATTTATAGTCGCTGGCTGTGTAATAGTAACAGTAACAACTCCTGGACCATAAATATATGCATTGTATATTGTTCCGACAAGCATAACTTTTAATAATGAGGTATCAGATGATGTCATTTCATATGTTGCCTCTGGATCAGTGTTGTTGGACTTGGGTGGTGTAATAACAAATGATCGATCCGTTGTCATTTTATTCACATCACTCAGTCGATATATCGTGTTCGTTAAACCAGTATTTATAGACGGTGTTTGCCCAACAAATGTTGGTGTGGATTTGATAATACTCAACTTAATCGTTGTCATGAATCCATTTGAATCCCCGATTCGTTGACCAGAACGCTCATAAATCGGCGTTTCTTCTTGAAGAAATTTGATTGGTATTGGACTTGGCGTCCCATCTGCAAGTAACGTAACCTTTTTGAATAGTATTTTATTACCGGTTATTGTAATATTGTCATTACTTGTTTGATATGTACGTGTATCGACAAGTTTCAAATAATAAACAACTTCATTGTAATCATCTGTCCCAGTATTCACATTTTTACGTGTTGTTGTCGCAAAATCTGGAAAATTAAGTTCAAAAACACCATCCAAATATTCGCGCGTAATTACGCCATTTGTGTCTGCATTTGTTATATTATACTTTCCAACACCTGAAAATGGTTTGATGGCGATTGATGTCGGTGTTTTGGTTAATGTAATCGGAACAACAATTTTTTTTAATTGGTATGAAACGGTGTCACCGTCAAGTCCGGTTGCTTGATATGCAGTTTGCCTCATTTCCATTCGAAATATTGCCTGTGTTTGTCCAGGAAGGAACCCACCAGATACATCAAAAATACCATTAATTACAAGCGCGTTACGGTAAGGTAAACGTATTGAAGATGCGCCCGGATTTCTATATGACTCAACTGCGTTATCAGATAATCCGGATGGTTGCGGAATAACATAATAATCTCGATCAAATGTTACCACCGATATCGCGTAGTTGTTTGTTGGGAATGAAAATACAATATCTGATTTTTTATTCGATGAAGTCAAATTAATTAAAGGGATCACGCCGATAAGCGTTTTTCTCCTATTTACAAGTTCGATAGGAACATCAGTGTCTCTTGGCGGAGAACCTTGAGGTACACCTGGTATTGTAAATGTTCCTGGAATCATCGTAAACGTGGTTCTATAGTTCAACGAATAGACATTGTATCGTGTTGTAAGTCCTTCTGTTGTTGTATCAAAATACACATCACCATATACGGTTTGACCATTTACATCCGTTGTGATTGTTTGTTGTAATGGAGGAAACCAATCTGGTACTAGCGCCATTTATATTTTTTTACACGAATACCGTCGCGCTATTGCTGATATGTAAATGTAAAAAAATATTATCTCATATACCAACTGTTCGAGAGATAGTTCAAAGTCTTTCCAGAGTTTTCTGCACCGGTATTGCTGATCATCTTCATATTCGGGCCTTCATCAAGAATGCTCTTGATCTTATTAGATCCGATTGAATAGTTGAAGTATTGAATAGTCGAAATATATCCACTAAAACGGTTCTTCGGTTTTTCTTCGCCGATATTGACACTTCCGTAATTCTGAATAGGTACTCCTGCTGTTCGTTTACGTTGTGCAAGTCGTCCATTGATATACAGATCGATTACGTTGTTTGTAACACGAATAACAGCATTCACCCAATTCTTCATAGGAATATCAGTAGCGATAAGCTGTTCATGCAAATTCTTCTTCAAATCAACTGTATTACTGTTCTTACCACTTACATCGACAACTGCCATTAATGATATATTAACACCCTTATCTTTACGGTCAGGGTTTGTAGTCGTAATCTCGTCAGAGAATCTTATATATAACCCTGGAGCGTTATTGGGATAATAAATACCATCATTATTTGACTTTGTTCCTTCACCTCCTTTGCTAAATATTCGAGAATATTTTCCTTTTTCAATCGGTACTTGATTTACAAAAAACCATGCAGACCATGTGTATTCTAGACCACCGTCTTCATTCATTGAGCGAGAAATGAAAATGGAGTCTTTCTTTGCTGGATTTTGCGTTACAGTAATTGCCATATCTTCTGTGTTTGCAGTACCATTAAGAACAAATGGCGACATGGATGGAAGTAACAAATAAGAAATACCAATAATTGCTAACTTTACTGCGACGGATAAGACAATGAAAACCATGAGAATAAAAGCAAACTTTGCAACAAGACTATTTGATTCCATAAATTCTTTTAGTCCAAATGCACCGCCTCCTGCAGAAGATAATCCTGCATCACCTGGTTTGGAGAAACTAGAAGTAATTCCACCTAAAGGTCCACCTCCACCACCTCCACCAGCTCCACTACTACCACTGTCACTCATTTCTAAATAGTTATTGCGTATATATTACTATATATATGTAATAAAAAAACAACCGTTGTGATTATTATGATTGGAGATTACGTGCTCACGCTTGCCTGTTCTTGGTTATCTACAATGAAGCTCAACTTCACCTTGTATTTATTGAGAAGGTCGCTCCAAGGGCTTCCACCGAATCCTTGCGAGTAAATATCCCATGCTTCTTGAGGTGCAATCGGTGCAGCCTTCAGTTTAACATTGGTGATAAAGCCAATATCTTCTGTTTTCTTGCTAGCATCGCCTAAAACAATTGTATCTGTTTCATTCAATCTGGATCCTAAATTTACAACGCACGATTTCACCAACTTACCGTCCACATATACATCCATTGCAGAACCATTAAAACTTATGATGAGGTTCACCCACTTTTGAAGAGGAAACTCCGCGACTTCACATAAACCCTCATCCGTTGTTAAACCTGAACGAGGAATAATTTGAAGTGTGTTGGTATTATCCTTGAACTGGACTTGAAAAATAATTTCGGCTCCGCTATTCTTCTTGAATGAAACTACCTTAGCACCGTTCACCCATTTCTTGATGTAAAACCATATCGAAATTGCACTATTCGCCTTGAAACTAGTTGGTAGATTTGATCCTTGCAATGTTGTTTCATTAAGCCATTTCTGCATCGCTCCTAAACTTGTATAGGTTGTCGTTAATGCCTTAAAAATGACATATAACAATAGAAGAATTACAATGACTGCGAGAACGAGTTTGGAATTCATGTATTTATAATATTAATTGTATAAATATTATAGATATTATAATACCTTTGCATTGTTTTCAATTATTGTGAATATATTGTTGTAGTGCCAGCTGCTTTGACTTCATCTTCTATCGTGTTTGATCCAATCATTGGCGGGTTTTGTGAGCGCAACATGGTATATGTCCAACGTATTTGTTCCTTCGTAAGAGGATATTTATGAAATGCAAAGTTACAGATGTTGCCGTTCAAACCTTTATTGTCAGTTGTGTCACCGATGGTAATCGGTTTCAACAAAATATCTGGCATGATGAAGTTGCTCTTAAATACAAGTTTATTGTTCAGGAAGAAATCCATATTTTTACCGTCATAATTTATTACGAAATAGTTCCATCGCTGAAGAGGAACATCTGAATCTAATTCTTCATCTTCAATTGACATTTGAACAGTTGCTTTCTTTTCTTCAGAACCGGCCTGTGCCTTTACAAGTGAGTTATAATTGGTTCTTGAGTTATAGATGATCTCTGTTTTTGATCCCTTGTCAGCTGAATTTAATGTATTACAATGGATCTTCAGTTCGTTTTTGGCGACATTGTATGTCATTTTTGGTACATCTCCAAAATTAAATATTTCTAAATCTGTCGATTTGGATGTGATATTATTGTTTAAGAAAAACCAACCAGAGATTGCATATTGGTACCTCTTCTTCTCTTCGATTGGGCAATCTGCAGCTTTATCTTCTGGTGTACGATCTACGCCGGTATTATGAAAGATGAAAATTTCTTTACTTTGTGTGTTTAATTTCGTGTCGTATTTTTGTTTAAGTGATTTGGGTGCAGCGACGATTTGAGAACCAGACGCCCCAATGTAGTTAAGTAAATAAGGCCCTCCGTATAAGATGGCAATAAGAAGGATTTCAATTGCCACAATGATCCATATTGTGCGTGTAGTGTCTCCAAATGTACCTTGAAAACTTTGAACAAGATCCAAAAAGAGACATGGAATATAAATGATACATGCCCATAATAATTTCAACAGTCTTATACCGAGAATTGATTTTGTAAGATGAAAGATGAACATAATCGCGATCAATGCGATCATGAGGGAATGTTGTTTGTAGTAAGAAAGCACACATAATATGATAAGGAATACAGTGTTACCAATGAAACGCATATTCGATAACAGATTCGACATTGGTCCCATAGTTGGTTTCTCATCTGCAGGTGCGCCAGGTGGAGGTGATATCTTGTTATCCGATATTTCTAACAAGTAATGAAATAGAATCATGACTACCGCCAGAGCAGTCATTCCAGTTACAGACATGCGATCTTTGTCATCCTTTTCGGTATCATAGATCAATACGATTACTAGTAACACGATGTAGATGATATGAGTCATTCCAAAAGTAAGCTGCCGCATCGGACTACTAGAATCTTCTGGTTTTAAGTCATTGAAAATATATTCTTCAGGGTTCTTCGAGTTCGCTGCCTTGAACTTCTCTCGCAGAAAGGCGACAAGACCGGCGATACCAACAATTCCGATAACGGTATAAATTGCATATGCAGTTGGTGTAGTAAGGTTATCAGTAAAACTTGTAGTTAGATCTTCATAATTCGTTGCATCACTTGGTGCTTTATTATCTGATCCAAATTTGTATACTGTATAAATAATTCCTAGTATCATAATGACAAACGCGATAATGATGAAAATTACTTTAATCAGCTTTCCTACAGCATTTACTTTGGTTTGGTCTACTGATTCTACTTGACTGTCAACTCCAGGCGATGTTGCAGGTTCCGCACCGGATGCTTCTTGTTGTGCCTTTTCTGTCGACGATGCTCCAGGTGCAGGTTCTGCTACGGCTACAGCTGCTCCGACTGCACTAGCACCAGCGGCTGCGGCTGCAGCTTTACTCATAATGACATCATCTGGTGTTAGAATCTTACCTAGCCCAAACATACGGAGATCTGTACCTCGTTGGTTCGGTTCTGTACCTGTTGCCGCACTCCATTTTGTAAAGTTCCATTTTGCCTTTTCAGCAGTGAATGAATTTCCCCATTCTGGTTTATTGAAAAGATTTCCAATAAAGAATGGAATAAAGTACAAAATAAGCTTGAATATGGATAACAAAAATAATGGAACCAAGTAGACTGAAGTTAAGAAAAGCCGTAACCCGCGTACTACCTTATTATCCTTTTCAAATGCAGAATGTGGTGTTGCACTGGGAATATGGTAAAATGCTGGAATGCAGCAGAATCCAAATATAATAACTAGAGCGATCGCCCAACCCCAATTATCAGGAACATAAGGTAATGATGAATCACCTTTACGGGTTTCATTAAGATACTTCCAATACCAAGACAAACCAATAATGATAACTGCAAGAGGTCCAAAAGTAGCTAAAATATCATTTGCTGTGCCTACATTTTTATTTTCGGTGTATTGCCATACCTGAATAGAGTCCACGAATTTTGTAATGACATCTAACCCGAGTACATTTTGTTCTTTCACCATTGGCAATAATAATATTGCGCAAAGTAACAGACCAACAATGAATACAATGAAAAAGGTGTCAAGTAGTTCTTTTACTTTCGGAAACATATCGCCGCGAAATGACTTTGCAATCCAATCCATCGTTGCTTCAGAGGTGGTTATTTTTGTGAACGTCATGGATACACAGAGAATGACAAGTATAATGGTAAAGAATGGGATCCATCGTGACATTTTAGCCAACATAACCGCTATTACACTGAAGTTACCGGTCGATTCACTTGTGTCATCGTTGAAGGTTTCTAATATTTTACCCCAGTCATCACTATTCATTTTTTCAATATTTGCGGGGTCTCCTTTCAATATACCCTTCAAGACATCGTTATCTTTGAAGTCTGAATCTTGTTCACAATTCCCCATGAATATATTTTTCGCAGATGCAGGTAGTTTCATGCATTCGACTATCTTCATTTTCGCAGCATAGAACAATCCGATTGCTATTGTAATTACCAATGCAATACTCAATAAGGTATTATTCACAGTTTTAATCGCTTTGTCGTTTGAAGTATTCAGTCCATCCATACGCTCTTGCATTTTAACTTTAATATTGTCTTCTGTTATGTCCTCAGGTTTACCTGACTTCTTTAATTCTTTCACTACTTCATCTCTTACTTGTTGATAATATGCATTTCCATTTGCTGCATCATCTTCAGTCAAATCAAAATTTGATTTCTGATTCAGCGAAATAAAATTCCAAATGATGACACCAATAAATCCTAACGCAGATAACCATCCAAGTCCTTTAAATACATTGAATGTACTTATTTTACCTAATGCAATGATTAGAGTAATACCAGCAAGAACCATATATACGATTCCATGTGCTGCGTACATGTTATTTTTATCATCGCCAGCTCCGATACCATCATCTGATTTAATCCATCCTTGTTGAACAGCAATGAAAATGATTCCTGCTGCAAGAAGAAATACGAATGGTGCGAATCTACCAATCATTGCAACAATTGGACTTGTGCTATCCTTTGGATCGGGATGAAACCATCGATAGCGATACATCATGTAAACACTAACAAGTAACGCGCACACTTGCATTATTAAACCGGAGTTCAAAACTGTTTTTGCGATGGATAGAGCATTTGCTTCTGCAGATGAATCATTCACTTCGTCTTTCGCCACTGATTTAAGACCAATACTAGCACCTATTGCGGAAAATCGTACAATCAAATAAATACCTACGATCGATAAAATGGCGCCACTGATCATTTTGAATGCAGTTGATCCAATAATACTGGTGTTTGTACTATCACTTGATCCGCTTTCACCTTGAAACGCTTTCCACAAAAGAGATATGATTGTAATACCACCAAACCCGAGAAACCCGTAGCCAATATAACTCAATATGTTATCGTGCTGCGATGCACTACCAATTTTACTACCAATTTGATAACTAGTTATCGAGAGTGTTAACCCAATGCCCAATAATAATACAACCCCTCCAACGATCATTGCCACATAAAGTGTATCTATTTTCGGTGGGCCGCCCTCTGGTGCAGGAAAAAACTGGTCTCCTTTTTCACTCGCATCTCTCCAGCCAATATACGAGTAGATATCACCTGAGTATAACCATATTGCAAATAGAACGCTAGTTATTAATAGTATAAACACTTCCAGATGCTTTGTGAATATTTCCCATGTGAAAAATCCAACTAATACAATTACTGAAATAATAATTAATGGCAATACATCGATTAACTTTGATACGGATGAAGATGAACCATCCATTTATAATGATAACAACTATACCCAGTTATAATTATAAGATATAATAATGCTACTAACCTTACGCTGATCGGTTATTATGAAAAATCAATTTCTTATTTATAAAAATGACATTGCTGTCTTTTTTCCATGGCAATCACGACATAACGCGACTAAATTATCTACATGGTTGGATCCACCATGTTCTAAAGCTATCACATGATCCACCTCAAACCAAGCGGGTAATTGACGTTGACAATCTCCACATTTCCATCCTTGTTGTGCAGCAACATATTTCTTCTTTGTTTCACTAACACTACGTTTACTAGAACCCTTTCCAGAATTTAATACACGTTTTTCAGCAGCACTCATACCTGCGGCACCTCCCACCATTGATGGTGCCGGTGCTGTATTCATTCCTGCTGCGCTCATCATTGCGCCACCCATAGCACCTCCCATTACAGCACCATTTATCGGATTTGGCGCCTGACCCCTTGTCATATCAAAAAATGGCGTTATCATATCTGCTGTATCTTTACTAATTGGCATGTATTTAATGAAATCGTTGGCATGATGAAGCAACTCCCTAGAGTTTTCTGGATTACGGCGTAGAAACAAAAAAAAAGATAGACCTGCAAATCCAAGTGTCGCCATTTTCACCCATTTCTGATTGGTTTGAAAGAACTTGATAAGCTGGCCATCGTAATATGTATTTGCAATAAGAATAAGCGTAATAATAAAGACAATGTATTCTGTTTTAATCATGTAAACGATTTACGCGTGAGGATGTTATATAATGTAACGATTATTTCATTACCGGTTATGATAATAGTAAGCGGCATATCCCAATCCTACAAGCATCATTAAGTATACCAGTTTTTCTCGATACTTCAACTCTTCCATGATTTGAACCGGTTTGGGGCGATAATGAAGATAATATTTCTCAAGAGCCTCGTGTAAAGAGATCTCATCTTTCGCGAGGATTACATTGTACCGGTTATGAATAAAATGCACCCAACGTATAAACGAATCACGACTATCCAAATATGGACGTACCGGGTACTTACTAATCATTCGGTCAAACTCAGCTGACATCTCAGGATCAGGAAGTAGCATGGAGAAATTCTGAATGAAGTCGTAGTACTTTTTTCGAACAACATCGTTAACATGATCTGGATAATTTACTGCTGCTGTCATTAAAACAAACCAAAAATGCGGACCCCATATTTTCGCATCTAGTTTTATCATCGTTTACTGCTTATTATGAAATGACATAAAAACAATAACAGAACTACGATAAGCGAAATGGATAATGAAATTCAAATACAAGTGGATTCAAGTGCCTCAAATTTAACTCCAGATTCAATTACGAAAAAGGTTAACAATCCTAAATCTGCTTTATCTTATTCTGAAATCATACAGTTACGTCAAAACAAACAAGGAAGCGCAAGCGGAGGTGGGGGTGCTGGTACGCCTTCCGAAATCACCGCCGCCGCCTCCTCCTCCACCGAATCAACCAAATATTTCTGTAACAATTGCAATCGAACCAATCACGTTTATAATAATTGTCGTGCACCCATTACAAGTATCGGTGTCATCGCGTTTCGATGTGGTGAAACAGGACCAGAATTCCTTATGATCCGTCGTCGTGATTCGTTTGGATTTGTGGATTTTGTACGTGGCAAATATTCTTTGAATGATGAAGCCTATATTCAACGTATCATCGATGAAATGACGATGTCTGAAAAAGCGAATTTGATGCGTCTTACATTTGAACAGTTATGGCGTTTGTTATGGGGAGAATATACACGCGGTAGTCAATATAAAAATGAAGAGCATGTCTCTTTTGAAAAATACCGTCAAGTTCTCGGGGGGATCCGAACAAAAGACGGGCGTGTTAAAACGCTACAACAGTTCATCGATGATTCAACGACACATTGGACGGAAACGGAATGGGGGTTTCCAAAAGGGCGTCGTAACTACAATGAAAAAGACCTGCCATGTGCATTGAGAGAATGTCTGGAAGAGACCGGATACGATATTACTGCTGATAATGTAATTCAAAACATCGCACCATTTGAAGAGATATTCATGGGATCAGACATGAAATGCTACAAACAAAAGTATTTCCTCGCAATGGTGGATTTAGATAAGAAACCGAAAAAGGCACACGACATTATGGAAGTTGGTCTCATGAAATGGATGTCATTTGATGAATGCATTCAATCAATCAGGCCTTATAATTTAGAAAAGATTGGTATTGTTCGTAAAATCAATAACATATTGTCCCGCTATAGAATATTTTGAAATATATCCTTTTTATTTCGTATAGTTATATAAAGGATAACTGATTCAATACTAGTAGATTCAATTATAACATTCATGGAAAATCAGGGTATCGTAGTAAATGAAGATGAAGAAAATCAACCGATGGAGCTAACAGTAGCGTCAGTTGCATCCGCTGCTTTGGCAGCAATGCCACCGAATCCAGAACCATTGAATGAGCCTAAATTAAAAAGAGTGATCAAACCCCGTGCAAAAGGCGCGGCTGTCGCAGCAGGTGGTCCACCGCCTAGTTCGAGAGATCGAATAGCACAGATGAAAAAAGACCTGGAAGATGGTCGTAAACGCATCCGTCCGGAAGAACTCAATAACCCATTTAGTAAAGAGTTCAACAAGCTATTACTGAAAAAGGAATTGCTGGAACGAGAGATGACGTTGCATGATATCGGAATATTACCCGGAAGCGACGATGAAGGTGTTCCTCCAGGTCTTTATCCCACATTAAATGATCCAAATTTCAATACCAAAATTGCGCTTCGAAAAGAGTTCTTTGATACCAAGATGGACGTAGATCATACAAAAAACGTGGAAGAAGAGGCGGAGATTTTGTGTAATGCCCAAATCGAACTCGCGCCAAATCAACAGTTCGTTCGTAACTTTCTTTCTGTTGAAACGCCGTACAATAGCCTATTGTTATATCATGGTCTCGGAACAGGAAAGACATGTTCTGCGATCAGTGTTGCAGAAGAAATGCGTGATTACATGAAACAGATGGGAATCAACCAACAGATCATCGTGATTGCTTCTCCAAACGTACAAGAAAACTTTCGCCTTCAACTCTTCGATGAACGTGAGTTGCGAGAGATTGAACCGGGTGTTTGGAATATTCGCGCATGTACTGGTAACAAGTTCATCAAAGAAATAAACCCGATGAATATGAAGGGATTGACGCGTGACAAAATTATTAAACAGATCCGGCGTTTGATATCGTCACACTATTTATTTTTTGGGTATAATGAATTCGCAAACTATGCGCGAACACAAGCATCAAGTATTGGTGTTTCACAGGATGACGCAGTCATTCAAGAAGTGCGCCGCAAAACTGGGCTTGGTGCTGCGGCAGCGGTGGCGGCATCTGTAAAAAAAGGTCGTAAATCCGCAGCAGATATTGCCAAAGCCGCGGAAATGGAAACCCTTGCAATTGAGACGCTCTCTGTTGCGAAGTTGCGCAAGTTATTTGCAAATACATTGATCATAATCGATGAAGTTCACAATATCCGTATCACGGATGATAACCGCGATAAACGCGTGGCAAAAATACTGTTCCAAATTGTGCAGAAAGTAAACAATGTGCGCCTTTTATTGCTATCTGGTACACCCATGTATAACAGTTACAAAGAGATCGTATGGTTGATTAACTTGATGAACTTGAATGACCGTCGCGCGACGATTGATATTGCAGATGTATTTGATGATCGGGGAAATTTCCGTTTGGATGCAGAAGGTCGAGAGATTGGAAAAGATATTCTCATTCGCAAAGCAACTGGATATGTATCGTTTGTCCGCGGTGAAAATCCGTATACATTTCCGTATCGTATTTTTCCGAGCGAACATGCACCAGAACACTCATTGCTTGTTCAATGTCGTTCTGGTCAACCTGGTTTAGCGTATCCTCGCACGCAATTAAACGGTCGTCATATTGATCAACCGATCGAGCACATTGACGTATATATGACACAGATTGGAGACATTCAAGAAGCAGCGTATCGGTTTATTGTGAATGACATGAAAGCCATGTATATTTACAAAAAGACTGCGATGGTTCGTCGAAAGAAAGCAATTGCCGCTGCTGCTGCTGCAGAATCTGGAGAAAGTGCTGGTGCTGCCGCCGTGAAGGGAAAAGGGAAAGGAAAAGGTAAAAAAGCGTTAGCTTCTGCTGCCGCTGGACCAGCTTCTGCTGCCGCTGGACCAGCTTCTGCCGCTGTTGATGGTGTGGATGAAACCACTGTTGTAGAATCAACCGAGTTCCCATCCTTTGAAAATATGGATACAATCGGTTATGCTGCGGTACAACGTCCACTTGAAGCATTGAATATTGTTTATCCTCACCCATCTCTCTTTGAATACATGAATAATCCGAATGATGAGTTTGACATAACGGCATGTATTGGAAAAGAAGGACTACGACACATTATGTCCTATGAAGAAACCGGTAATCCACCAATGCGTTCAAACTTTGAATACCGACCCGAATTTATGCGTTCATTTAAGCTACCAAATGGCGAAACAACAACAAAGGCGTCGTCACGTATTTTTGCGCCAGAAAATATTGGACGATATTCTGCAAAAATCAAGAACATATGTGATACGATAATGAGGAGCGATGGTATTATCCTCGCATACAGTCAATATATCGACGGAGGAGTTGTTCCTATTGCACTTGCATTAGAAGAACTCGGTTTCACGAGGTACAGTGCTGCTGGCGGAAATTCGTCACTTTTCCGTAGTAAACCTACACAGAGCATCGATGCGATTACCATGCTCCCTCAACGCCAGCATCAGCAACAATACCCGAATCAGCCATTCCGTCCTGCACGGTATTCCGTGATTACAGGTGATCCCACGATTTCTCCTGATAACCTCTATGAACTTAAAGCACTTACGAGCGACGATAACACGCACGGTGAGAATGTAAAAGTGGTTATTATTTCAGTCGCAGGAAGTGAAGGTCTTGATTTCAAGAATATTCGCCAAGTTCATATCTTAGAACCATGGTACAATATGAACCTACTGGAGCAAATTATCGGTCGAGCGATTCGTAACTGTAGTCATAAACGTCTTCCGTTTTCACGCAGGAATGTCGAGTTATATTTATACGGAACCCGACTTACAAATCCAGAAATCGAAGCAATCGACTTGTACCTGTATCGTCTCTCGGAATTCAAGGCTGTAAAGATTGGAGTTGTCTCTCGAGTCTTGCGAACATCTGCCGTTGACTGTCTTCTGAATGTACAGCATAATACACAAACTGCAGCCCAACTGAATCAAGTTGTTCAGCAAAATCTCTCGTCGCGTAAACAAATCGATTACCAAGTCGGCGCGCGCCCATTTTCGGCATTATGCGATTATATGGAACGTTGCGAATATACATGCCGTCCCACATTCTCGAATGGACGCCCGATTCAAGAACAGCAAGAGCTTTATGGAATGGGTGATGATAGCGACGATGGCGACGAGAGTTCGGAAGGTCGTCGGCAAGCAGGAGATGTTCGTCTCGACACATTCAATGAGAAGTTTATGTCGATGAATTTGGACAAAATTATTCACAAAATTCGTGATTTATACAAGGATGGATTTTTTTACAAGAAAACAGGTCCGAATGGTATTATTGCACATGTAAACGCAATTCGTCACTATCCAATTGCCCAAATCAATCTTGCGCTTACAACCATGGTAAGCGATCCGAATGAATATGTAAATGACAAATATGGACGTCTCGGGCGCGTTATCAATGTCGGCGACTATTACTTGTTTCAACCCATCGAAATCACGGATAAACGTATTAGTATTCATGAACGAAGTACTCCTGTACCATTTAAGCATTCGTCTATACAATATCCTCTTCCAGGTGAAGTTACAGAAGATTATTTGGGCGTCCGGCTAGGAGAAGGACCTGTATTAGCACCTGTACCTGCAGCAGCTTCTGCTGTTCCAAATAAAAAGATGGCAGATCGTGTCAATACATTAGTAGCAACGGCGGCGACTGCTCAAGAAGGTAGAGTTGAAAGGTCTGAACTTGAAGAAAGGGACGAGGTTTATAACGGTGAGGCAGCGGTATTTGAACCGGAAGAGGCAGAACCTGTGAATGAAATCGAAGATCTGATTACCACAATTACAAATACATTTGAAACATGCCTAACTGTCTATGAAAAGCCAACCAAAGAACAAGACGAATGGTATTATTATTGTGGGAAGGTCATCGACCAAATCTCTCAGACAGAAGAATTTCAAATTACAAAGGAAGAGTTGCACGAACTTATTATTGCAAATCTTCTAGAGCACCTCTTATTTAATGACAGTCTTCGATTAGTGAATTATTTGTATGAAAAAAACAATTATTCAATGATAGTCAGCGATGGTGGTGGTGGCGGGAGCAGCAGCAGTGGAGGTGTTGCAATGGTTCAGCCATTAATGCCATTTGAACGAATGTTGTTGAATTATTATCGTAACCAACTTATTATACGGCCATTAGTAGGACGTCGGGCGGCTGCAGCTGCGGCTGCTAGTAATGGAGGAACTGCAGCAGCGAGTGCACCTCAAGATCTAGGACTACTCCTCTTCCATGAAAAGAAAGACCCACCTTACGCATTAGTTGTATTACCATACGAATCGAGAGAATGGCGACTTGCTGAGCCAGAAGATGAACGCGATTATGAATTACTTTTAGGAAAGTTACAGACGAATCATATCCAAAATATGAATATGGTGATCGGTTTCATCTCATTCTTCAAGAAAGAATACTTGATTTTCAAGGTGAAAGTCATGTCGAAGAAACGCGATAAAGGTGCCAGGTGCGATCAGTCTGGAAAAACAGAGACAATCACGACAATCAATACACTTCTTTCTTTGAATGCGGCTACATCTGGTGACGAGTATAAATTAACCATTGAAAACACAAAATTCAGAACACAGCGCGAATTATGTGTATTTCAAGAGTTTTTATTGCGCACGTTTCATCGTAACCGCGTGAATGGACGTAAATGGTTTTTCACACCATGCGAAGCGATATTGTGTAATATCGAAAAACTGTATATGGAGAAATAAAGTATAGTAGTATAATAGCTATATATGAATACAGCAACAATTTCAAAATACGCAATGCAAGGAACGAAACCAGTAAATGCAACAGGAGCGGCAGCTGCAGCAGCTGGAGGAGGAGGAGGAGGAATGGCTCTTCAAGCCAAGCCAAAATTAGGCATCTACACTACTATCCTCCTTACACGAAAACTACAGGTACCTTTTCGAATCATTGGACAGAATGTAAAAGACACGTTGGAACACATTCTCTCGAAAATCGTGGAAGGAAAGTGTATGGCCGAAGGATTTATCCGTCCAGGCAGTGTGAAGATCCTGACATACTCCAACGGTTATTTATATGGAAAACATGCCATATTTGATGTTGTCTATGAATGTCTCGCATGTTCTCTCGTCGAAGGTGTCGTATTTTCATGTGTGATCAAAAACATAAGTCTCGCAGGTATTCGCGCCACATTGAATGAACCGAAATCACCTGTTGTCGTTTTTATTGCACGTGATCATCATTACGACCGTGCCGATTTTACACGTCTTCAAGAAGAAGAAGAGATTCGTGTTCGCGTAATTGGCCAACGATACGAGATCGGAGATGATGCGATTTCGGTGATTGGTGAATTGGTGTAAAATAAATTCATACGATATTGTAAACGTATAATAAAACAATATTGTATATTCGTATTATTGTCATGGATCATATATTTACTTGTCTTCATTGTCAGCAACCATTCGTGGTGAAACATAGTGAGTTTAACTGTCGTATATTACGTCATGGTGTATTCAAAGACACTTTGCAACCGATTCCGCCTCATGCGACCAAAGATGAATGTGATGCATTGGTACAATCCGGTAAAATATACGGATGCGCGGGTCCACTTCAAATTGTCAAGGCAGAGACTGCAACGGATAGATACGATGTCGTCATATGTGACTATATCTGAATAAAATTGATAAAGATATAAATGTAAAACTAGAATTCATATAGCTATCATTCATTCGTTGTAATGGCATCTACTGCATGTGTGTCAACTTCGTCTGTAAAAAAAACAACGATTCGTCCGAGAAAGAAGTCACAACAACCCCCATTGAATGAAGTC